ACTTCATGGTGCCTGGGTCAAGAATGAGCGCTGCCGCGTTGTGCGATGGGTCGTGATAGGTGGCAAGGCCAGTTGGTGCTTGGGTATCTGAGTCGGTCATTGCGCTCTCCGTGGCCGACATGGAGTCGGTCGGCCTGCAGATGGAAAGGGTGGTTAGAAGCGGATGGCGCGGAGCCAGGCGCGGGCGGTGTCGAGGTCCACATCGAAACCCAGGGCAACGACCTCGACGATGTCGTCCGCCGGTGGTGCGGACGTGGTCACGTCGTCGGAATCGGGGGCGGGCGCGACGATGGGGGCGATTTCGACTTTTTCGGCCACTACAGGCGCCACGGTGGCAGCCACTGGAACTGGTGCGGCAGCTTGGGCGCGCAGACGGGCCAGCTCTTCCTGGTCACGCTGATACTGCGCGTCACGTTCGCGCTGTTGGCGCTGTTGCTCTTCCTGTTGCTCACGCTGCTGGCGTTGCTGCGCTTCTATGTCGCGGCGCTGCTGGTCCAATTCGTCCTGCTGTTGCTTCAAGCGCTGCCGGTCCTCTTCCGCACGTTGTTTGCGCAGCTCCTCCGCTTCAGCATCAGCAATACGTTGTTTCTCGCGCAGCTCATCCAGTTCCTTTTGCTGGGCGGCGAGCTTGGCGGCGGCCTCTTCACGATCAACTGCAGCCTTGTGGAGCGTCTCAAGCTGCTCAATAGCGTTGTCGCGAGCGATGGTGCCTTCAGCTTCGAACTCGGCATATTCTTCGGGCAAGATCACCGATTCCTTCACGCCTTGCAGAATGTTTGTGACATCAGCAGCGCTACGGCTTGCATATGCAGCAGCGACTGAACTGAAGCGGGTAATCTTTGCCCGGATGGCTTCGACACGCTCAGCTTCGAGGCGCTCACGCTCGGCTTTGGCGTCAGCGACGCGCTTTTCTTCGGCTTTGATTGCTTCGTCAACAGGCGCTTCGATCGCCAGCACACGATCCTTCAGCGCCTCGCCGAATTCCTTCACTTGGTTGACGCGAGCCTGGGCGTCTTTAACGGCCTGCTGATAAGGCACCAGCGCCGTTTTGGTGGTGTTGGCCAGGGCATAACGGACATCGCGAATATCAACGCGAACTTCCTTGGCATTGGCCAACCCCTCACTGGTCGAGCAGTCGACAACTAGGTTCGCGTAAGTCGTTTCGAGACGAACGATCTGCTCTTCGTGTGGCCGATATTCGGCAATGTCGGTGACCGCTGCTGCAGGCGATACACTCTTGGATTCTTGTGCCTTGTTGGTATCGAGCGATTCTTGTACGAGGGTTTGTGCAGTATTTTTCGACATGACTATTCCTTGCCGCGTTGTGTGCGGCTTTCAAATGCTTGGTTTAAGAAGTGACGCGATCGGCGAGGGCGCCGAGTAGCATCAGAAATGTGAAGAAGGAGATGGCGGAGAAGGAGCCGCGCCAGATCAGCACGCGGCGCTCCCACTGGCGACTGGTCACCGGAACACCCGGTAGGTGGTCGAGTGCGGCACCTGGCAGATGCTGGTGGATTCCCGGACGGCGTTATAGGCGGCAACAACGGCAACGAGAACAGCGACGAGCGCCCAGTAGGTTAGCTTCATGGTCGAGGCCTCACAGTGATCCGTCCTGCCTTGATCGCCGCAACCAGCTTCGGAGGGAGGGCAGCCACAGGCAGCTCACGGGGAATACCGGCTCCGATCACAGCCAAGCTGCGTTCGATTTCGTCGAGCTGCTCATCGATCAGGTTTTTCACTGGTGACGTAGTCATGCGGCTGCTCCCTGCTTATTCGATGTGTTGAAAGTGGTGTAGATCTGGTCGATTCGCGCCCTGTAGTTCCGCTGCTCTTCGTCGCTGATTGCGCGAAGCAAGAAAGCGAGGGTGATTGCTGATGTAGCAGCCGCGCTGGCGTTGGGCTTGCCGAGGTCTCGAATCAGGTTATCGATCTCACCTTCGATCCAGGTAACGGCCGTCTGGTGGTCGCGCTGTCCAATGCTCATGCGGATCCTCCATTGGGTGGGCAGACCATTTCCATTTTCGACATGGCCAGGCCAATCCGCCGTTTCAAGCTTTTCCGTTCTTCCAGAAAGCGTGATTCCCGGTCGATCAGGGCCTGAGTGCGCATCTGCTCGGCGGCCTCATAATCGTGAAAATCCCCTGGGCGAGATTTTTTCTCGTGCCCCCAGGCGTCATAGCGCCTGTCCCAATCACGGGCCTGCGCACTATCTGCATAGCTCGTTGCCATGGTCGCCTCCAAAGCGGCGGTGGTGATCCAACAAAACTCGGCTGCACTCATCCATTCCGCTGGTTGCCGTTGGGCGCGGAGGGGAGTGCATGCGGGTGGTGTCGGAAGGGAGTTACCCAGGCCCGCTACTGGCGACGGCCTGGGTTTGCAGCATCAGCAATGTCCGTCGACTTTAGGTTGGGCCTACCGGTCCCCGGTTGATGCGCGGTCACATCCTCGGCCCTGCTTTCCGCTGCCTGTCAGGTGCTGGGCGCAGCCTTCAGGCTTACTGCGCCACACAGGTGAATCGTTCGGCTACTTCATGGCGGTAGCTCCTACTGTTCGCTCACTGGGCAGGCAGTGGCCACCTGTGATTTCCCGTCTGGCCCTGTCGCCAAGGCCAACCGGTGAAATCAGGTCATCAGGTTGTTGTCGCGGCAGAACTGAATTTCTGCCTCGTATCCAGCGCGTTGTAGAACTTGGTTTCCGTGCGGATCAAGGACTGTTCTGTGATACCCCTGTCCGCTCCGGCGAGGCTCGCGCTCAACCTTGAAACCGTGCCTTGAAAAGCAGCCGTTTGGGCTGTTTTGATCTGGTGTCATTTCGCTGCTCCGGTTGTTTTCCCAATGCACCCGTCACCAGGTGCATCAGTGAAAAATTCCGTGTTGCTATCCGCCCCATGCTCGGCGCCTCGGTTTCCCCACCTGGCCGGCGTCACACATTTCGTGTTCGGTGTTCTTCGCCGGCTGGCTTGCATGGTTTGGCGTCCTCCCATAAGGGGAGTCCGGCAGGTTCCAGAGCCTGCATGGAGATCGAAGTTTGTGTTTCGCGCTATGCCCGTTTCCGGGGATCGATCCGCGAAGATTCCTGACTGTTAAAGAGCGGCGGGTCTGTTGAGGCCCTTCGTAGTGACTGTGTCGCTGCGATGGACGTAGTTAACCATCGGTATATTTTAACGTCAACACCGATGGTTAATTTATTTTCGATGGGTGTGAGATATGCTTTGGTTATAACTGGATGGATGTACAGCTACGGGTGGGGTTATGGCAAAAGCAGCGAAGCAGGTTAAACCAGCAGCACGGCAGGAGATGAGCAGCGTGGAGCGGTTAGGCCTGCGTGTTTCGTCAATGATCAATTCGCCACGCGCCATGGAAAGGTGCTCAGCATTGATTCATCGGCTGGACTCAGATCAGGACGCGGATTGGGATGAAGTTATGGGGCGGATAGCTGAGACGGACGGGGTAAATATGATCTTCCAGGACGATGGTGGGGTTTTGTTAGAGTGGGAGCCGCCCAGCGATGAGGATCGTGTGCTTGAGACGGGCGACATAGAGCTGATAGAGGAACCGGCGCCATTCTGATAGGCGCAAAAAAGCCCGCGCTCGGCGGGCTTTTCTGTGATCTCAATCGGTAATCGGGTGATATTTGCCGCTGACCGAATCCCTATAAACGATTTCGCTGTATAGCCTCGGCCCATCCCGCATCTGCTTCAGGGCAGCCTTGGCTTTGTCCTTTGTTTCAAAGGGGCCGGCACCCACGGCGAGACCCATCATAGAAATTACCGGCAGACCGATCGCGGCAATGGCATCAATCGTGCGCTCCTGCTCTTCTATGTCTCGGCATGTGGTTGTTGCTACCCAGCCGTTTTTGAGGCGAGGGACCGCTACCGCTTCAACTTCTGCACCGCAGTGTTTGCACTTCACCGCTGCCATTTTGATGGTCTCAGCACACAAAGGGCAGGGGCGAGTCTCGGTCTCAGTGCGTGCAGATGTGGTAGCGACTTTCCCGCCCAACAGAATCATCAGCAAGCCTGCCAGCGTAATCATGGCGCCGACGATAGTGTGAACCTGGCGGTCAGCCATGAGGCCTAGATTGTTCACCCGGCCACCCGAGCCCGTTGCCACGGAAACATCCATACCTAGAGCGAATACCAGCCAGCAGACGCCGACGATCATCGCAAACGTACCGAATCCCTTCATTGGTTGCCTCCCAAAATTTAGTCCGAACTCTACCATTCGTGGCGCACGGCCACCATTGGTCGCTCAGAGTGCCATCATTCTGAACGGACCCAGTAACCTGACCTCTACTCCCATAGATCACCATTAGGGGCTCCAATGAGAGAGGCACAGCGAAGACTGGCCATGACGGCCTGGCGCGAGATTTACGTCCTGTCTGAAAACCAAATAGACGCAGAAGAAAAGTATTTCGGACTGCTAAGGCGTGCTGATGCGATGGAGCGTGCCGATCTCATAACCAGCGATGAGTGGAGGAAGCTTGTACAGCAGGCCGGCGCACTTCTTTCCAGCTCCGCAGAATGTATGGGCGGCGCAGGGTAGGGAAGGGCAGATACAAGAAGCCCGGCGCTGGGCCGGGCTATCGGAAGCTGGGCCAAATCTCTTTGGCTGGCGCTACCATGCTTAACTGTCCTGAGCATTGCGCGACGGATGGAAGTCGACGCCCATGCGCAATTATCTGCGGATAGGTCAGGCGGAGTGATCCATGGGCTTGCATCTCAGAGCACATAAAAAAGCCCCCATAAGGGGGCTTTTGTTCGATCATACCGATCACGTTTTCTCAACGGATGGCTGTGCACCAACGCAAGCACACGATCGATGTATGGCCTATTTCTCCATGAAAGTCAAGCTTAGGTGTTGTCCTCCATGATGAAATCGATCGTCTCTCGTATTTCAGGCGTAGCGTTCACAAATTTAATCCTTTTAAATGCGATCATACCCAAGCTTTTTATTGGAGACGCTAGTAACGCACTCAGAAAACTATGAGGTGAACTTACAACATTTTCGAAATCAACTACTATAATCTTTCCTTCCTCAATGGCAGGAAAAATACGCCTATCCCTAAAACTAATTGCCGCTTCTTTGTCTTCTGCGTAACGGCCAAAAAAATTATTAATCCCTACTAAAAATCTTGATTTTGCCTCTTCTGTATCCCCGTTTTTTTGTTCGGAGTCGGCGGCCGCGCGGAATTCCTGCATCATTTTGTGGAGCAAAAAAGTTGGATTTTTTTCTAGTCGTAATGATACAAGTACCAGTGTTCCGGGCCATTCCGTATTCATGCGTCTTCTTGTAACATCCCTAGGGGAAATGTGAACAAGCCCATTGCCGGAGAGGATATGCATATCAGCGTTTAACCGCCGTATAATGCTGGAGGAGATATAGAGCCCCATGCCTGCGTTATTTTTGTTTCTGTACGGGTCATTTTTCCCAAATGTTCCAGAAACCTTTGCGCGAAGAGCAAATTCGATCGCATCCTCGTCCGAATCAAGAGGCGGAAACGCTTGTTCTACATGGCGCTTTATACCCATCCCGAGATCAGCGATTATGAACTGAATCTCATTCCTTTGTTTATACCAGGTGAATTGTACCAGAGACGGTATTCTGACTGATCCGGTCCCTGAATAGCACTTTCCATGTTCCATGGTATTATAAAGCAACTCGCTCAGTACGTATCGTAAGGTTCCTTCATATTCGACGTTGAAACCGTTAGTATACGATTCTGCTGAGGTGATAACCGTTCCGAAATCTTTAGAGTCCCTTACCGCAAATAACGGTTTGAAGTGATGGCCTTTGAATTGTTGGCCGCCATTGAAAAGAACTGCAAAGAGACCGCGGGCGCCCATGCTCCGCCACATTTCACTGGCCCCCGTTGTTTTACTGTTCTCGAGAAAGGTTACCCTACATCCCTGCGATTTTAGCTTCCAGCCGTAAATTGCGAGTAGTGACAGCGCTTGGTAATTAGCGGTGTGGCATTTCGTTAGATCTATTTCTACTGGTTTGTTTGTGAGTGTCCAATCAAAAAATTTTATTAGTCGGTCGAAATCATAAACATCATGCTCTTTGAAAGAAAAGCGAGCAGGCAAAGTTAGCCTTTCAATACTAGAAGACTCCAGTTCGCGCTTAAGCTCTTCGAAACCTTCGTGATACATCTGAACTCCTTTTCATGCTCATTTTAATATGAATTTAAACCAACTATAAAATTTTAGGCGCGCAATTACAAACCATCTGCGCATGCCTCTAGAATCCTTTTCCGCCTTCACCTATTCCGCACGCTCATCGGCCGGCAATGGCTGCTTCTTGAGGAGCAGCTGCTCGGCTTCTTGATACTCCTGTTGAGTCATCGGCATGTTGCCCTGAGGAAGAGGAGAGGGCACTGGTGTGTGTGCGTTGCAGCCAACAAGCGTTGCCAGCGCAAAGAATGCCATCGTCTTTTTCATACCTATCCTTGGCTCAAATTAAAATCCGTTTTCAAGTAAATTTTTCGGCGCCTACTCAGACTTCGCTCGCGTTATTCGCCCAACCTTCACTTCCTCGGCATACTCCATCAGCCGATCCATGTGCTCATGCAGCATTGCGATCTTCTCCATGACTGCCAGGAACTCAGGCTCAGCGTAGGTCTTGGCCTCACGGAAAAGATCGTGTGCGGCATCCTCGATCGCGGAGGCTGCGGCTTTCAGATCGCGGCTTAGTTCCTGGTTGGGCTTGGTGAGAGGCATGGCTCAAGCTTTCCTCGCATTCCAGATCAGCAGCACTTTGGCGTGAACCGTCACGTCTTCGATTCTCGCCTCTTGATCCCTGACGTGCGGATTGTCGGACACAAGCAAGAAACGCTCTGAGTCCAGTAACTGAATACGCTTTATGAATAAATGCTCATGCCAGGTCAGTACGTATATCCCGTCGCCTGCGTACTCGTTGACACCCTTGTCGACGATCAGTGGGTCTTTATCGTTGATCGTTCCCTCCATGCTCTGACCCCAGCCGGTAATCATGGCGAGAGAGTGGGGGGAGGTGTAGGTAATGCCTTTTTCGCGCAGCACGTCCTCGCGAATAATGAGGTTTCTTATTACCTCGTTGTATTCAGCTGGGACCTGGCCGTGCCCCATGGACGCGCGCACGTCGTATTGGCGAATCACGATTTCTTCAGGCCTTGCTTTTATCCCGGAAAAATCAGCCTGAATTACTTTGCCGTGCGCCTCGCCAGCGGCAGACAGCGCCGCCGCCGCGATTTTTTCCTGAGCGTCCGCATCCAGATTCTTACCTGCATGCTTGCGGATCATCTCCATCACTTTATCGGCCGCACTCGATCCTACCGCTACGGCTGGCTTGGCCGTGGCGCTGGTCAGCGCCGCTATCTCGTCAGCCAGGCGCGGGCTGAATGCAGAGACAGGCTCATCAAGCATGCGTGCAAGAACGGCGGCGAATTTAGTGTTCAGGGGATTGATGCCCTTGAAGTAAAGATTCACTGCAGCCGGAGTCATCCCGGCCTCATCGGCAATTTTCTTCTGGCTGAGCTTCAGCTCGTTCTTCTTCGACAGGAATAAGTCGTGCGCGGCTGCGCATTCGGCGATCAGCTCAGGCGGGAGGATTCGTTTTTTGGTCATCGCGCGAATGTATACCAACGGTTAAAAATAAGAAGAAACCATCGGTATTGATTTATAATTAACAGATGGTTAATATTCGAATCATCTACGACCGAGGCTTGATCATGAACGAGACCCCCCTCGACAAGTTTGTTGCTGAAAAAGGGCAGTCCGAAGCCGCAAGGCTGCTTCGTGTCACTGCCCCAGCAATTCACAAGGCGCTTTCAGCCAAACGCGACATCCGTGTTCAGGAGCTTCCTGACGGAAGTTTCCAAGCAAATGAACAGCGCCCGTTTCCGTCACAAAAGTCCGCTGCTTAACCACGCTTCGAGCTGAGCGTAATTGTCGCCTGCTCGAAGCCGCGAAGAGCTTCTTGGCTCAACTGACAACGCAGTTGATTGGCCTTCGATTCAAACGCAGGCCAAAGCCTGAGCTGAGAAGACAAGGGCAGGGTGGATGCCAAGGCAGCCACAAAGCAGCAAAGGGCGGTTATCTCGCCTTGCAGTTCTGAAGAGTCGGTCATGGATGCGTCCCTGATCAGTAGTAGCGATTTGGCATGAACCCAGAATACGAACGAGAGAGCCCCATGAATACGTCCAGTTCAAGACACAGCGTTCAAACCCGTGACCAGGTGCTGGTCGCTCATGCTCAAAACCAGATCGCCCGCACCAGCTTGAGCCAGGACGATTTCGCCCAAGCACTGAGCCGGGAAATTTACCTGCGCGTTCCGGCCTTGAAGATCGAGCTGGCCAAGGTGCCTGACTTCGACGAATTGGCCCGCCAGAACGACGTAAGCGAATTCGTGAAAGCGACCGGTCGCTGGCTCAAGCGTGTTCAGCGCTGGCTGACCGGCGATCAGGAAATGCCGTCGTGGCTTGAAGAGTCCTGGGTGAATGCCCTGGAGCCTGAATTTCGCGATCACTGCATCAACGAGCTGGCGGGCCGCCACGGCTTGACGGGTGCCCGCCAAATGCAGAGCGAGCAATGCGCGAACAAGAGCTTTGGCGCGCTGATCCGGGCACTCGGTGACGTCATCGACACCGGCAGCGAAGTGTTCGATGACCAAGTGATGTGCGAAGCCGATCTGCCGCATCTGCCAGCTTTCGTGACGCAGTGCCGCCAGGTGGAAGCGCGGGCAGGGGAGTTGGGGCGGAAGGCCGAAGCACTGCTGGCGAAGCACCGCCCGAGTTTGAAATCCATCGCCTAAATCCCAGGCACAAAAAAGCCGACGGAGAAGGTCGGCTCATCTGCAAAACTAGAGAGACTCGATTATGCAGAGCCAATTCAATTCGAGCAATACCACGGCCAATGTCGCGACACGTTTTGCGAATTCTGAAAACGTGTCGCGGACCACAATGTCGTCCCGCGAGATCGCCAACGTCACCGGTAAGCGTCACGCAAACGTAAAACGCGACATCGTGGCGATGCTGAAAGAGCTGAAGATAGATGTACTCAGTTTTGAGCACATCTACCTGGATGGGCAGAACCGCGAGCAGGCCGAGTACATGCTCGACCGCGAGCACACTGATTGCCTGCTCACCGGCTATAGCGCACCGCTACGCATGAAGGTGATCCGCCGCTGGCATGAACTGGAGCGGCAGCAGGGCGCCCGGGAGCAGGTGCTGCTGAATGGCACCAAGGTCGTCGGCGAGATCGCCATCATGGAGTGCTTCACTCGGCTGCTGAAGCCGGCGGCGTCTTGCCAGATGGCCATGCTCACCAAAATTGCCCAGAACAACGGACTAGATCCGAAGTTTCTCCCAGGCTACGCGGTGGACGCTGCATCCGACGCAGCTGGCGGTTACTCGATGCCCACCAAGTCAGCCACAGCCTTGCTGAAAGACCATAGCATCCGTTACGCGCCGGCGGCGTTCAATCGTGCACTTGAGGCCAGGGGTTACCTGACGCAACTCAAACGCAAGAACTCCAAGCAGGAAATGGTCCCGTTCTGGTCGATCACCGAGAAGGGCATGGCCTTCGGCAAGAACCTCACCAGCCCTCAATCCCCCCGCGAGACGCAACCTCACTGGTACGTCGATCGCTTCCTTGAACTGGCCAAACTGGTCGGGAAGGCCTGATATGCAATTCACCGTCACGATCAATCAGGTGAAGGCGCTGGAGTGGGGGCTGAACTCTCAGCAGGCCCTACTGTTCGCCTTCGTCTACGGCTGCCCGAGCTGGACCAAGCCAATCAAGACGGACGACGGGATCTTCTTCGCGCTGAGCAAGGCCAAGATCATCGAGGAGCTGCCGCTGCTCACCGATAAGCCGGACACCGCTTACCGCATGCTGAAGGCCCTGGAAGAAGCCGGTTTGATTGAGCTTTCCAGCACCTCGAACATCACTCTGTTCCGCTTGACCGAGAAGGCGATCGAGTGGAATCAGAAGCTTGATGGGTCGGAAAAATATCCGACCCCACCAGAGAACAAGGGTCGGAAAAAAATCCGATCTACCTCGGAAAAAAATCCGATCAAGGTCGGAGAAAAATCCGAGCCAGGGTCGGAAAAATCTCCGACAAATCAGGATACCAATCATCAGGGTACCAATCAGGATACCAGTCAGGACTTGCATGACGGCCCGGACAAGCCGGCCCGCAACCTGGTGCTGGTGGTTGACCGCACCGACGGTCCCCGCGTTGAGATTCCCGCCGACATGCCGGGCCCCAAAGACCAGTCCTGCAAAACCTTCAAGGCCTGGGCGAACTACGCCATGGCCTACCGCAAACGCTACAGCACCTGGCCGGTTTGGAACGCCAAGGTCGGCGGTCAGCTCGGCCAACTGGTCGACCGCCTCGGCGCCGATGTCGCTCACCATGTCGCCGCGCACTACCTGAAAACCAGCGATGCCGCGGTCCTCCGCAAGTGCCACAGCCTAAACGACCTGTTGGCCAACGCCGAGAGCTATCACACCCAGTGGGTGACCGGTCAGCGCATCAACGGCGCCACTGCGCGCCAGTTGGAGCGCACCGAAGCGAACGCATCGGCAGCCGAGCAGGCAGCCCAGATGGTTCTGGCCAAGCGCCAAGCGGGGGCACGCAATGAATACCTTTGAAATGAATGACCAGCAGGTTGCCGGCCTGGCGGCAGCGATCTGCGCCACCGCTGAGGCCATGGGCCAGGAGATGAACCCAGGTACTGCGGCAATGATGGCTGAAGACCTGTGCGCTTACTCCGTGCCCGTCGTGAAAGCTGCGCTGAAGGCCTGTCGCTTCGAGGTGAAGGGCAAGCTGGCCATGGCGGACATCCTGCAGCGCGTCCAGGCCGCCGACGGCCGCCCGGGCAAGGATGAGGCATGGTCGATTGCTCTTTGCGGGCACGACGAAAGCGAAACTGTCGTTCTCACCGCTGAGATCCAGCAAGCCATGACTGCGGCTGATTCGATCCTTCGATTGGGTGACAAGGTCGGCGCGCGAATGGCGTTCATGAGTGCGTACGAACGCCTGGTAGCCCAGGCTCGCGCCGAAGCGACCCCGGTGTCTTGGAGTGTTTCGCTGGGCCATGACCCAGTACGGCGGGTGACGGCAATTGAATCGGCAGTTCGCATGCAACTGATCAGCCAGCAAACCGGCACCCAGTACCTGTCTGACCTTCGCATTGCGCCAATCACCGAAGATGGCCAGGCCATTGCTGGCTTGCTAACAGGGTCAGCTGTGCAGCCTTCCGCAAAGCTTCGGGCCCGTTGGCAAGAGGTCAGGGACGACCTGCAGGCACTGCGCCGCCGCAAACAAATTCAATTCCAATGGGATGCGCGGGCAGAGCGCCGGCGACTCGCCTCGCGCAAGGCTGAGCAACTGAAGTTGATAGATCAAATGACACGCAAGGAGCGCCTGTGATGACAGATAAAATCAGCGTCAACTGCCAGGCCAAGTTATCCGAAGCCATCACGAAGCTCAGCGCCATGTTCCGCGACAAAAAGTTCGTCGTGGTTTCCCTGCGACCGGGTAAGGACCGCACGCTCGACCAAAACAGGCTCTGGTTCGCGATGTACAAGCGCATCGCAGAGATGGCCCAGATCGGCGACGAGGCTGACGCTCGGCGGTACTGCAAGTTGCACATCGGCGTGCAGATCCTGCTGAACGAGGATTCCGGATTTCAGGCTGAGTGGTACCGGGTGATGCGCCACCTCCCGTACGAAACGAAGCTGGCGATGATGGGCGGCTGCAAACTCTTCGGCCCGGACGGCTTCCCGGTGACCAGCCTGTTCAACCGCGCCCAGGGCGTGGCATACACCGACCGCATCGTCGCGCGGTTCGCTCCGCAGGGCGTGTACTTCGATGACCTGCTTAGTCAGGAGGCTGCATGACAATTGAACGGAAGCAGCCAAAACCCAAGAAATGCCGCGTTGCTACTTGCAGGGCCTCATTCGTCCCATCGCGGATCGGGCAGGCAGTGTGCAGCCCGGCCTGCGCGCTCAAGGACGCACCCCGGAATGAGCAGAAGGCGAAGAAGGCCATCGACCAGCGCGACCGCCGCGAAATCAAAGTCCGCAGGGAGAAGTTGAAGAGCAGGGCGGATCACCTCAAAGATACCCAGCATGCATTCAACGCCTGGGTGCGTGCCCGTGACGGGGAGCTTCCGTGCGTCAGTTGCGGCCGGCAGCACCAGGGCAAGTACGACGCTGGCCATTACCGGACGGTGGGGAGCAATCCGGCGCTGCGCTTCGAGCCAATGAACTGCCATCGGCAGTGCTCGCCATGCAATACCCGGCTTTCCGGGAATATCGTGAACTACCGCATTGAGCTGGTGAAGCGGATCGGCGCCGAGGCAGTCGAGTGGCTGGAAGGCCCACACGAACCGAAGAAATACACCATCGAACAACTGAAGGCGATGACCGCCGATTACCGGGCCAAGACTCGCGAACTGAAGAGGGCTGTAGCATGATCTATCCAGGCGTTCTCAACGCAGTTGTCTCCGCCCTCGCGGCCGAGGCCATCGACAACACCAGCAAACAGGCATGGCAGAAGCTGTACAACTCCGCCGACGAGGGGGAGGGCGGAGACCTGGCGACGCTGGTCCGCTCCCGCGGTGCTGATACCATCGACCGCACGCAAGTGGACTGCTGGGTGTCCGCTCGGCTGCACAGTGCGCTTGAGCAGAAGCACTGGGACGCGCTGGTGGCTAAGTACAGCACCCACAAGGGCCGCAAAGTGCAGGCCATCTCTGCATTGCAAGGGCTCATCAACACTCCAGCCCCAAAGCTGTTCCTGTTCAAGGCGACCACTGCCTGGGCTATCCCGCAGCTGAAGGGCGTGCGGCCGAAGGTAGCTACGTCCGTTTCCGTCGAGATCCCAATCGATGCGCCAGAGTGGCGCCGTGAGGCCGTGGTGAAGGCTGCGCTGGCTGCTGGCCAAGCGAAGGTCAAGCGCGACAGCTCCCGATCCGCCGACATGATCGTGCTCAAGGACAGCTTCTACGACATGAACACCTGGGACAACGAAGGTACGCCGGAGTCAACTCGACGCCGGTGGCGGCAGGATATCGGCCGTGCCGCTGACGACCTCGTCAACGAAGCGCTGGCGCACGCCGCCGACATTCTTGAGGCCGAAGGTCTGCTGATTGAGCGTGCTGCGTGATTGCCTGTTGACATCAGTGAGCGGATGAGCGAAATTAATCCCATCCTGTTATACCTGCGTGTATCGAGGATTGGATAAAGCCCGACCATTGCGTCGGGCTTTTTCGTGGCTGCGATTTATTTGTGATGCTTGAAGTAGTACGTCAACGCATCGTAAACCGGCTCATTGAATTCAACTTGAATCAGGTCGTCGCCGCGGCGTTTCAGGCGGTAGAAGTTCAAACCGCCCTGGAATCTGATTTTTGTATCCCTTGGCTCTCCTCTAAGTGAGTCAAGCAGTTCGCCCACTGTCATGCTGCTTCCGTCGTCCTTCATGGCACTCTCCAATTAATTGAGCCGCTATTTTGCCATGACTGGAAAAACAGCGTTTTGCATGGTTTGCGTGACGGTCACGGCAATTCCTTCACCCATTACGACCTCGGCATTTGCTGGGGACTTTCTGTTGTCGGCTCCACCACACCCATCGCGCTGAGCTGGGAGTGATGCTAGGGCTGATCCAAATCAAGTCATGCCAACGGAGTCGAGCGCATGGAGTATTTGCAGCGCCTGCTCGACAATCTCGACAGGTTTGGATTGCTGATCGCTGGCTTCACTGGCGCCGTCATTGCCAGTTGGTGGCACAAGGACGATTTAACGGACTGGCGCGCCTGGGCGATCTTCCTGATTACCGGTGTCGCCTGCTCGTGGTACCTGACGAGCATGGTAAGCACATACCTGGGTGTGACCGAACCGAGAATTGTCGCTGGCATCGGCTTTCTGCTGGGTACCTTCGGTGGCTCGCTCTTGGCAGCCATCAACCGCGCCATCAAAGCCGCTGACCTCTGGGCGCTTATCCGTCAGCGGTTCGGGGGAGGCAACCCACCATGAATCTTGAACTGATCAACTCCATCGCCTGCGGCTTGATTGCCTTGTGGGCGACCTGGTGTGTCCTGAGTGGCCGAGTGCGGGACGGCATCCTCGGCAAGCTGATCTATTCGGCGATCGCCATCAGCGGTTTCGTCGTTATGACTCGCAATCAGAATATCTTCTTCGGCCCGACGACTGCAGGCCTGACTCTGCATGTGTCCCTGGCCCTTGCCGGCCTGCGCCACATCTTCATGGTTATCTGGTGGCAGCGGGTGAAAGCCTGGCTGTGCCGGACGCTGAACTGCGAACACTGCATGCGCTGTGAAAAGGCGCCCGGTGGGATCGAGCGTCGAAGCAAGTGATCCGCGACACGTTTCGCGAATCAGCAAATTGTGTCGCGACATGCGACGAGGAGAGCAGCATGGACAACCAGCATAAAAAGATCACCGGTTACCGCGACCTGACCCAGTCTGAAATCAACGGTATGAACTCCATCAAGGCGCTGGAGGCTGACGCCGGCGAACTGTTCAAGCAGATCGGCCAGATCGAGGGCGTTGACCCTCGGCTGCTGGCCCTGGCCAAAACGAATCTGCAGCAGGGCTTCATGTGGTTTGTGCGCTCAATCGCTAAACCCGCTGATCCATTCAGCTGATGAGTACCGTGACGCGCCTGCATCACGCGCTGCCACTGAGCCCTGCGATCAACCAAGCAGTTACCGAACTGGATGGCGCCATCGCCAAGGCGATCGACGCGGCCAAAGCCGCTGGCCTGCCTCAAGGCTTGGTGGTTGCCGTCCTGCACGGACATGCCCACGGGCAAACCCACATCATGGTGAGCAAATGACCGTCAAGGTTCTCGAGTTCAAGCGTGAGGACTGGCGCGATGCAGCCAAGACCCTGCGCAAAATCGCTGACAACCTCGAAGCCGGTGAGCATCCTGAGTGCACTGTAGGCGCGCTGACCCTGGTCGGCCCCAAGGGTGAAGTCACAGTATTCGGCCTGGGCCCTAAGTGCGACGACCTGCAATGCTTGGGCGCTATGCGCCTGGGAGAGCAGAAGCTGATAGACGTTCTTCTGCAAATCGAAGAGTAGTACTATTGAAATGACATCCTTCGACGCATATGTTTGCAGCTCATTCATGCAAGGAGCTGTGAGATGTCAGATTTTAAGAAGGGCGATGTTGTTCAGCTGAAAAGTGGCGGACCCAAAATGACCATCCAAGATCTGGGGGATTATGGTCCGACGGGACCTGAAGAAGGTGCGCATTGTGTCTGGTTCGAAAAGGAAAAGCGCCAAGAAAGCGTATTCGATGTTGCAACGCTGAAATTACCGGCCGCGCCTGTGGGGCCTCTTGTGTTCTAAATGGATCACGCCTACTAACCCCGCCTCGTGCGGGGTTTTTTTTGGATAGCTTATGACAACCAAGCAACCCGACTGGGAGGCGATCGAACGAGCCTACCGGGCTGGTGCGCTTTCCATCAGAACCATCGCTGAGCGTAACGGCGTCAGCGACACCGCGATTCGCAAGAAGGCCAAGGCCTTAGGATGGGCGAGAGATCTTTCCGAGCAGGTCCGCAAAGAGGTTCGCAACAAGCTGGTTCGCGGCGAGGTTCGCGATGATCAATGTGCGAACCCTGAGCGGGACGCCGAGATCATCGAAGAGGCCGCGGAGGAGGGCGCGACCGTTGTTCGCAGTCATCGCCGAGATATTCGCAAAGCCGCGAACCTTGCGAACCTGCTGATGGACGATCTGCTCACCACGATTAAGCGACGCGAGGAAATCGAAGACGCCATTGCTGACGAAACGGCCGACGATGAGAGCGGCTTTCGTCGTGGTTCGATGCTCGCAGCGGTTGCCCTGCCCAGCAACGCCAAAACCCTTTTCCAATTGTCCTCGGCCATGAAGAACCTGCAGGTACTCGAACGAACCGCATTCGGCCTTGATGACAAGGAGCAGTCGAAAGACTCCGACGAACTTTCGCAACTGATGGACGAACTATCGAAGGACGCCTGACATGAAGCCCGAGCACATGAAGCTGCTCCGGGATCGATTCTGGCGACTGAACAACCTCTACTTCATCACCGACAAGCAGGGGAAGAAGGTCCGCTTCCGCATGACGCAGGAGCAGATCGATTACTTCCAGGGGATGCATACCCGCAACATTATCCTCAAGGCGCGGCAGCTGGGCTTTACGACGCTTGTCTGCATCGTCCAGCTGGATGCTGCGCTGTTCGAAGCTGCGAAGTGCGCACTGATTGCTCACACGCTGAACGATGCCAAGCGGCTGTTCCGAGAGAAGGTCAAGTACGCCTACGACAATTTGCCCAAGGAGATCAGGGCAGCCAACCCGGCACGCAACGACGCTGCCGGGGAGTTGGTTTTTAGCAAGGGCGGCTCTCTCTACGTCTCGACCTCATTCCGCGGCGGTACGCTGCGTTACTTGCACGTTTCCGAATTCGGGAAGATCTGCGCCAAATTCCCACACAAGGCGCGGGAGATCGTCACCGGCGCATTCGAAGCCGTGGCCGCTGAATGCTTCGTCACCATCGAGTCGACAGCAGAAGGTCGGGCCGGGTATTTCTTCGACTACAGCCAGTCTGCCGAGAAGCAGCAGATGGCCGGTGTGCCCTTGGGCCTGTTGGACTGGAAGTTCTTTTTCTTCAGCTGGTGGCGCAATCCGCTGTATTGGCTGGATTCGACCGACGTCGTCATCCCGGACCGGCTGACCAAGTACTTCGACGACCTGGTCGCCAAGCACGGCATCGTCACAAACCCAGGTCAGCGCGCCTGGTACAGCGCCAAGGAAAAGACCCTCGGCGAAGACATGAAGCGCGAATACCCATCGATACCTGCCGAAGCATTCCAGCAGACGATCGAGGGTGCCTACTACGCCAAGCAGTTCACCAAGCTGTATGCGGCGCAGCGCATTGGCAAACTGCCAGACAACAGCCACTTGCCGGTTCACACGTTCTGGGACATCGGTGTCGGCGACTCCACGGCAATCTGGTTCGTCCGAATCGTTGGCGACGAATACCACGTCATCGACTTCTACCAGAACAGCGGGGAAGGCCTGCGGCACTACATGAAGGTGCTGAAGGATCGAGGCTACACCTACGGAGATCACTGGGGCCCGCACGACATCGATAATCGGGAATTCGGCAGCGATGGCAAGACCCGCCGAGAGCTCGCCCGAGAGGGCTACGAGATCGACGGTCAGTGCTACTCGATGACGTTCCAGGTGGTGCCGAAGCTCGGCATCGACGAAGGCATCGAGCAAGCCCGTGAAATCCTTCCTCGATGCGCTTTCGATGAAGCCAAGTGCGAGGAGGGCATCACCGCCTTGGAGAGTTACCGCAAGGAGTGGGACGACAAGCGTGGGTGCTGGAAGGACAAACCCCTTCACGATTGGTCCTCTCACCCGGCCGATGCATTCCGGTACTTCGCTGTCGCCCAAAGCGCAAGGAAGCCGGTCAAATCAATCAAAATGGGATTCGCACGCTAATGGCAGACGTCACCTACACCCGCCCGGAATACGACGCGGCACAGTCCCGTTGGCGGCTGGTGCGCGACGTGTGCAAGGGTTCCGAAACAGTCAAAGCTCGCGGCGATGTCTATCTGCCGAAGCCGAATCCGCACGATATCAGCCAGGAGAACGTCGAGCGGTACAAGGGGTACAAGCAGCGTGCCGTGTTCTACAACGCCACCGGCCGGACGAAGCACAGCCTGGTGGGCGCGGTGTTCCGCACTTGGCCAACGCTGACTGTACCCGGGGCTCTCGACTACGTGTCGAAAGACATCGACGGACAGGGCGTGAGCATCTACCAGCAGTCGCAATCGGTTATCGGGCATTTGCTCGAAGTTGGGCGCCACGGGCTGCTGGTGGATTACGCCGCTGTGAAGGCCGGCACCGTGAGCAAGGCCGACGAGCAGGCAGGCCGTGCCCGGGCAAGTGTTGCCAGCTACCCGGCCGAGTCCATCAGGAACTGGAAGACTCGCAAGGTCGGTGGTCAGCATCTACTGAGTTTGGTTGTCTTGCGCGAAGAGGTGGACATCGATACCGATGACGGCTTTGGCAGTGAGCGGGTCGTGCAATATCGAGTGCTGCGCCTAGACGACGCCGGCGTTTACACGCAGGAAGTCTGGCAAGAAGGCAGCAGTGAAACAGCGATGATCATTCCGCCTTTCACGCCATTGAATGGCCTCGGCCAACCGTGGAAGTTGATCCCATTCCAGTTCCTGGGTAGTGAGAACAACGACACCAGCATCGACGATTCGCCGCTGTACGACATGGCCGTGCTCAACATCGGCCACTACTGCAACAGTGCGGACTACGAGGATTCTGTGTGGTTCTCCGGACAGCCACAATTCTGGATATCCGGGCTTGATGAAGCCTGGCGCGATCACTTGGAAGCGAACGGTATCTATGTTGGCTCTCGGGCGCCCCTGACGCTCCCGGCCAACGGTTCGTGCGGCTTTGCTCAGCCTGAACCGAACACTCTCGTCAAAGAGGCCATGGACGCCAAGAAAGAGGACATGGTGTCGCTCGGCGCCCGGTTGATTGAACGGGGCAGTGCGGTGAAGACCGCGACCCAGGCTGACAACGACAGCGCCGCCGAACACAGCGTTCTCTCGCTTGTGGTGAGCAACGTCAGCGAGGCCTACAGCCAGTGCCTGATCTGGATGGCCGAGTTTGTGAATGCTCCGGGCGAAACCCTCTACAAACTCAATCAGGACTTCAGTCAGATCACTCTGGACGCGACGATCCTTTCGGCACTGTTCAATGCTGTGCAGGGCGGCAAGCTGCCGGCGGGCGACTTCTGGCAGTACTTGCGCGATCGCGGGGTTATCGATCCAGAAAAGACCGACGACCAGATCCGCGATGAACTGGAAACCGAGAATCCCGGCCCCGACCTGGATGACGATGAGGTAACCCCGAATGGCGGCAAACCAAGCGATCCTTGATGCCACAATTCGGCACGCCGTCTTCCTCGAGCAACTGAAGTCGGGAGAGGTCGAGAAGTTCGGGCCTTTCCTCAAAGAAATCGACCGCTCGATACGGGAGCGGCTGACCCGGGCAGACCTTACGGATTACACCGTCGCTCGCCTGGAACGGTTGCTGAGCGAAGTCGACAGCCTGCTGCTGGGCATCTTCAATCGGTACAGCGAGAAGCTGAACCTCGACCTGGTGGATATCGCCAACTACGAGGCCGAGTTTGAGGCGACCAGTTTGACCCGAGCGGCGCCGGTGGGTGTTTCGTTCGACGCCGCGGTACCAGGTGCTGCTGCAATTCGTGCTGCCATCCTTACCAATCCGCTCAGCGTGCGCGGTGCCGACGGCGGCAAGCTGCTCAAGACCTTCATTGATGGCTTCACCGCCACCGAACGACAACGCCTCACAGGCGCAATCCGGCAAGGCTTCTTCGAAGGCAAGACCAACTTCCAGATCATCAAGAGCATCCGCGGGACCAAAGCACTCCAGTACAACGACGGCATTCTGGCCACGACCAGTCGGAACGCTGGTGCGATCGTGCGGACGGCGGTGCAGCACGTCGCCACCCAGGCGCGCATGGAGACGCTGAAAGAGAACTCCGATGTCGTGCAATCGGTGGAGTGGGTCAGCACCCTGGACACGAAGACGACCAGCAATTGCCGGACGCTCGACAAGCGTCGATTCAAGCTGACCGAGGGGCCTCGACCTCCGATCCACATCAACTGTCGCTCGACGGTTGTTGCTGTGACCCGCTTCAGTGCCCTGTTCGCCAAGGACGCCACCCGGGCATCCATCGGTGACAGCGGCGCGCAGCAGGTAAGGGCAGACCTCAGCTATTACGACTGGTTGAAGCAGCAGCCGACGGCGTTTCAGGACAAGGCCATTGGCCCGGTTCGGGCGAAGCTGTTCCGTGAAGGTGGTCTGAGCGTCGAGCGTTTCGCTGAGCTGCAGCTTGATCGCAACTTTGCGCCTCTGACTCTTGTGCAGATGAAGGCTTTGGAGCCTCTGGCTTTCGAGCGGGCGGGAATTTAATCAGCATCTTTTCCGGTCGGCGTCAAAACTCTTTATTAGGCTCTTGTACAGCGCGTCCCATTTATCCATTTTGTCACCTAAGTTCTCTCTGATCTTAGGCATGTTTTTGATCTCTTCCTCGGTTTTACCTGTGGAGTAGATGCTCATCAGATCCAAGCTAATTAATTGGGGGATTTTTGAAATCTCGCCATCAAGGTACGTGGTGAGGGCGTACGACCTTGCAGCCAATTCGTCAACGCGGCTTTCCAATTCGTCATCCTCCTTGACTCGGTGATTTCCGAACGAAGTTAGGCGCCCTTGGGCTGCGAAGAAGTTTTCCACTTTGCTCTGTATCAACGACTCCCTTGCATCAATGCGAGCTAGGCAGGACTGCCTAAAGCTCACCGAAGCAGTCTGAGTCGCTGATACCCAGCTAATCCCGGCGGTTATGACTATCCCAAGAAGGGTAAATCCAACCGCGCGGATATCGGTCTTTTCCGTTCCGTCATTTTTAGTAGCCATTGCGCAGCTTGCTCTAAGAAGAAAGTTACTGCTCGAAAACAGTAAAGCACCTAAACGCAGGCAGGGCCTGCACCTAAGTCTCTGGGAGACAACCAATGCTGAAATTTCAACTGGACAGCCTGGATGGTGTCGACGAAGCCGTGCGCGCTCTTTACACCGAGAAGGACGGCAAGTTCGTGCTCGGCATTGAAGGTCTGCCGCAACCAGAAGACGTATCCGGCCTGAAATCCAAAGTCCAGGAGCTTCTGGACGAGAAGAAGGCCGCCGATAAGGCGCGCAAGGATGCTGAAGAGCAGGCCCGCCTCGACCGCGAGGAAGCCGCTCGCAAGTCCGGTAACGTCGAAGAACTCGAGCGATCCTGGACGGAGAAATACAACCGCCGCGAAGCTGAGCTGAACGGCATGCTGGAGCAGGAGCGTGGAACGCTGGGCGGACAGATCCGGGATCTTACCGTTGGCCGTACCGCTACTGACATCGCGTCCGCCCTGGCAATCCCGGGCAGCGCCAAAGCCCTGTTGCCGCACATCGAGCGCCGCCTTGGCGTCGAGCAGCGCGACGGGAAGCCTGTTGTGGTCGTCCTCGATCCGCAGGGCAAGCTCTCGGCGGCAACGCTGGATGAGCTGAAAGCAGAATTCGCAAACGACACGGCGTTCGCGCCGTTGATCGCGGGTAGCAAGGCATCGGGCGGCGGGGCTGCTGGTGCTGGAGGTGGCGGCGGGGCCGCAAAAGGAAAAATCGGCGGCACCAAAGAGGAACGCACGGCCGCAATCGCGAGCCGGTTCCCGGATCTCCCTCAATCGTAAGGAATAACTCATGTCCCTGTCGCAAATGCAGGTTTTCAACGAATACATCATGCCGGCGACTCTTGAGACGCTGGATCAGTATCTCGCAGCTTTCAACGCCGCAAGCCGCGGTGCAATCGTGCTGTCCCCGGATGGCTTCACAGGCGACTTCCTTCAAGAGTCGTTCTTCCAGACCCTGGCCGCTGCCCAGCGCCGTGTGGATCGCTACAGCGCAAACGCTACTGTCGCAGCGACCGACCTGACCGAGCTGAAGAACACTTCGGTGAAAGTAGCCGGCGGCTTCGGTCCGATCCGCTACGAGCCATCGCAGATGACCTGGCTGGAGCGCCCGACCGCGCAAGGCATCGAGGTCGCGAGCCGCGCGTTTGCTGAAATCCTACTCAAGGACCAACTGAACACTGCAATCGCTGCGCTGGTTGCCGCGATCACCGCCCAGGCCGCCGCAGTCAACGACGTGTCGGCCACCGCAGGCATCACCTACGCCGGCTTGAACAACGCCCATGCAAAGTTCGGCGACGCGAGCCAGAACCTAGTCACCCAGGTGATGCAGGGCACCAGCTACCACAAATTGGTTGGCCAGAACCTGGTAAACCAGCAGCAACTGTTCCAGGCTGGCAACGTTCGCGTCGTGGACATCCTCGGCAAGATTTCCGTTGTGACGGACGCGCCGGCGCTGGTGCAGGTCGGCACCCCAAACAAGGAAATCATCCTGTCCCTGGTGCAGGGCGCGGCGCTGGTGCACGACGGTCGCGACATCATCAGCAACGTCCAGACCACCAACGGCAAGGAGCGTATCGAAACCACGCTCCAAACCGATTACACCTTCGGCCTGGGCTTGAAGGGTTACACCTGGGACACCACCACCGGTGGCAAGTCGCCGACCGACGCCGAACTGGCGACCGGTACCAACTGGGACAAGACTGCCACCAGCATCAAGCACACCGCCGGTGTGGCTCTGATCGGTGACGCCTCCAAGTAACCCCTGAATGTTGAGCCGGGCGACGTGCCCGGCTCGGCGAGGTAATGATCATGAGCCAAAAAAATATATGGTACTTGCCTGGTCCATTCCACCAGTACCAAGAAGATGTGAAGGCGCTGGCTAAGGAAAACGGTCTGCGCATTGTCGACGCGAACGCCACCGGAAGCCGCGAGGATGAGGCTGACGATGTTCCGGAAGTGACGGTTCGACAGGTTGAGTCAGCGCCGGTAATGCTAATCGACAGCCAAGACGGTCATGCGGCTGCGTTGCAGGAGCTGATCGACAAGCTGAGTGCGGAGCGTGACGGCATCGTGTTGCTGATCAACGCCGCCGAAGGCCTGTCGGAGCTGGAACATCCGGGTGCTGGCGAACTACCGATCCGCTTGTTCGATGCGCTGAAAGCCATTCACGAAGGCGTCGTCACCATCGAGGGTGAACGCGATACTCTGGCGGGCGAGGCCGAATCGCTCCGCGCTGAAATTGCACGACTCAAGGCGGCGGAGCCGGTCGACAATGCCGAGAAGATCGCAAGCCTCAAAGCGCAACTCGACGCCGCCAACGTGCAATATCGGGCAAACGCTTCGGTAGAATCGCTGGAAAAGGCGGTTGCTGATCTTCAGCAGGCGTAACAATCCGGGTGCCAGGTGTCGCGGCACCCAATCCAGAACACCACAGCGAGTTGATTTATGGCACTCATCGTCGAGGACGGCACCGGTAAGCCAGACGCCGAAAGCTACGCATCCGCCGAGGACCTGGTCCTGTACGCCGTAAAGTTTGGCGTGGTCATCCCCGCGGAAGTGCCTGCGCAAGAAGCACTGTTGCGCCGGGCCGCCTTGGCGATGGATGGCAAGATCTGGAAGGGGCGCAAGACCAGCAGCGAGCAGGCTTTATCTTGGCCGCGCCGTGGAGTTGAACTGGATTGCGAGATCAAGCCCTACAACTACCTGCCCGCGCGCATCCAGTACGGCCAGATGGCATTGGCGGCTGAGATTCATGCTGACGATATCGATCCACCAGAGAAGCGCAAAGGCGCGGTGACGCTGGAGCGTGTCGAAGGCGCGGTAACCCGCGAGTACGCGACGATCCCCAACACCAGCGGCCGACTGCTGCCCGCGGCGCCGGATCGGCCGAGCGCTACGCAGTTTGCTGACTATCTCCAGAAGCGGGGGCTTTTCGCCGTCCGCGCATAGCTGATACGGAGCCACCATGGCCTTCTACGACGAAATGGCCGTGATGGCTCTGGAGATGATCACAGAGTTCGGCCAGCCCGTGACCATCCGGGCATTTACTGTCGGCGAGTACGACCCGGAAACTGGTACGGCACCGCCTGACACCATCACAGAGCAGACTGCCCAAGGCATCCTGCTCGACTTCACAGGTCAAGAATTCCAGAACAACAGCCTGATCAAGCAGGGCGATAAGAAGCTGAAGATCGCCGCGCAGGGACTTGAGTGGGCGCCTGACCTGCTGAACAAAATCATCGTTCAAGGCCACACCTGGTCAATCGTCCCGCCGCTGAAAGAGATCAACCCCGCTGGCACGCCGATTCTGTATGAACTGCAGGTGAGATCGTGAGCCGGGCCGGTGCCGGACAATCCGGAAGTTTCGCCCTGAGCCTTGCCGAGTTCGCGGCCCAGGCAACGGAGGCCATCGACGCGAGCCTGCGCGAGATCATCATCGAGATCGGCAGTAGCGTCATCCGCATGTCGCCGGTGGGTAACCCGGAGATCTGGGCGCAGAACACCGTGGCCCGCCAGTACAACAAAGCGGTCGACGATCACAACAGCAGTCTGCGCAGCGATCCCGCCAACCTGACTAAGGCAGGCCGACTCAAGCCTGGCCGTAAGCTGAACGATGGAATGGATATCGTCGCGCCAGAAGGCTATGTCGGCGGGCGGTTCCGGGCCAACTGGCACCTTTCGATTGATGTCGTCGAGAACGTCACATTTGACGAGGTTGACCCCGGTGGCCAGGAGACGATTGCCGCGTTGGTTTCAGCCGTGAGCGACTTCACTGCCGGGCAGACCGCGTACCTCATCAACAACCTGCCGTACGCGATTCCGCTCGAGTTCGGGCATTCGACCCAGGCCCCCGGCGGCATGGTCCGTATCACCGTGGCCCGCTTCCAGCAGATCGTGCAGGAGGCCATCAGGAACAACCAGGTATGAGCCACAACATCATCGCCTCGATCTATGAGGCCAAGCTGATCAATTGGGCAAAAGCCTTGCCGGTACCGCTAAAGGTCGTCGTCGAGAACGAGGCCTATACGCCCGCGAACGGCGCCACCTACCTGAAGGCATTCACGCTACCGGCTGACACCGCGAGCACCACGCTCGCTGGTGACCACAAGCTGTTCACCGGAGTGTTTCAGGTCAGCATCGTGACACCGTCCGGCAAGTTCCGTGGCGCGGCAGGCGCGATAGCAGACCAGATTGCCGCTTTGTTCCCTCTGTACGAGCGAATCACGAAAGGCACGCTCACCGTGGTGACCATGAGCCCGGTGGACCCAGGCCCAGGCATTCCGGACGACACCACCTTTACCGTTCCTGTGTCGTTCCAGTACCGAGCCGACACCAGCTGAATTAGCCCGTTGGGCAAACCCAGAACCCGTCATTGAGCGGGTTTTGTCATTTCTGCAAAGAGGAAAACCCATGAGCGTCAAGATTCCCAACGGCACCACCTTCGAGATTGCAGCCACCCTGAGCATTCCGAAGGCATTCACCGCGATCAGCAATGCCAGCCCCGCAGTGCTCACCGCTGCAGCCCACGGGCTCGCTGATGGTGACGTAATTGTCATCGACTCCGCCTGGGCAAAGCTCAATGGTCGCCCGGCGCGCGTCATCGGCTCGGATACTGACGAGTTCTCCGCCGAGGGCGTGGATACCACCAGCGTGAAGAGTTACCCAGCAGGCTCTGGTGCGGGCACTGTTCGCGAGGCCACTGGCTGGACGCAGATCTCCCAAATCACCGAGCCAACCGCAAACGGCGGCGAGCAGCAGTTCCTGACTTACGGCTTCCTTGAAGACGACGATGACCGTCAGCTTCCGACCAACAAGTCCGCCAGCAGCATGACGCTGCCAGTCGCAGATGATCCTGCGCAGGCATATGTCTCGATCGTCGAAGCGGCTGACGAGGACAAAGAGCCACGCCTGATCCGCGCAAACCTGCCGGGCGGCGCGACGATTTACTACTACGCATACGTGTCGATCACGGCGACCCCGACGCTGAGCCGCAACAACATCATGACGCGGACCATCACCTTGTCGTTCGCCT